TCTGCTACGGTTGAAGAACCTGCTGCAGGCGTTCCTGATAGTGCACTACCGAATGTTACGTCAGTACCAGAGATTGCAGAAATTGCTGGTGTGTTTGCTGTTGCGGAACCAGCATCTACTAACATTACAGTGTCACCAACTCTTAAGTTAGCTCCGTCTGTTACGTTTGCATCTGTAGTTCCTGAACCAGCAGCGATGTTTGCTACTGAGTTTGGTAGCAATAGCTCTTGGTTCAATTCCTTGATGTGATCAAGTTGTGCGTTTTCGTTTTCCAACGCTAGAACGTCACCTACACCACCTTCTAATTGGGCAGTGTACATGGCTTTAACTGAAGCACCGAATGAAGTTGATACTATCTTAGGCAAGCTTGAGATAGTTTCGATGTTTGACACATCGATGTCTGGTAGACTACCAGTCTCTGTTATTGGTCGAGACCTTTGGCTACCTCTATCTGTTCTTACCCTCCAACCAACGGTGTTACCGAAAACAGTTCTTGGGATTGCGTTGAAGAAACGAGTTTGGTTGTTTAATGATTGCCATACTTTTCTTCCGAAAGTAGATGTAAACACATTATCCGCAGCTGTAGTCGTGTAGATCGCATCTGCAGTTCCTGTGTTCGCAGCATTAAACGCTTTTGATAAGTACTCAGGACCGAATACAGACTGGTTTAGTCCTCTATTCGATTGAGCTATGTATTCACTTAGTGAAGGCATAATTATTATCCTCTCGTTTTTCTAGTTTAATTTAAGTTTAGAGATTTGCGATTTCGTCTGGCAAGTTCTCTGTTAGTCCTTGTCTCTTGAACTCTTGCATTTTTCTGAGTTCTTTGTATGACAAGTTAGTAAGTTGGTCAACTACATCGTTCACAGTTTGAGCCTTCTTGATTGGAGTTTCATCTGCTCCAAACACGTTAGTGCTCAATTGTGGTCTCTGTAATCCATTCTCTTCCTTGAATCCCATTTTTCGTAGTCTATTCTCGGATTCTTCTTTTACTGCTTTAGAAATGTCTAACGCTTCGATTTGTTTCTGAAGTTGCCTTATTGATTTTTTCAACATAGCTTTTTCTTCATCTTCGTCCTCGTCATCGTCTGCCATTTCTACTTTTTTGTATGCGTTTTCAATTGCTTTTTCTTCGTCATCTTCGTCATCATCTTCCGCTTTCATTTTGCCTGCATGCATTGCTTTCATTTTTCCAGCGTGCATTGCTTTTTCTTCGTCTTCATCTTCGTCATCTTCAGCCATGATTGAAGCTTGTTGTTCTTCAATGCTCTGTCTTGGAGTAACAGTTTCAGACGAGTCGTCAGCATCACCTATGTAATTAGGTGTAGCAGTTGCTCCTTTAGTCGGATCTGGCTTTCCTACGTTTTCGATGTCTGTACCGTCAACGTCCATACCTTGATCTGAGAGCTCTATTAGTACTGAATGTGCAATATCTTTTACTAATGCCGCGTGCTCCAAAGCTGCTTCTTCTTGCTCAGCTTTTTCAATAGCGTATGCGTCATCTGCTTCCATTCTTCCATCCATTTTTTGTAGCACTTCTGCAAGAGCCGCCAAACCTAATGACGTACCTTCCATGTGCTTTTCAATTCTATCTAGAATTTCATCAGCCATTATAGCCTCCTTGTTTTAAAGTTTTGTAATAATTAACTTTGTTCGACCAGAAAAAGGTTGGTCTAAGCCACCCCCGACCTTTTTACAATATATTATAAAATACTATATTTTATAGTCACTTTTATTATACTAATTTAAGTATAAATATAAAAAAATATAAGGGTTATTCAACGATATTAGTATCTGCTTCGCCGCTTTCTAAACGTAACATATCGTTTCTAAAGTCATATAGGGGAACTTGTAGTAATTTTTTGAGCTTTTCACACTGTTTTCCCTCTGGCATGGCTGCTTCTACAAGGTCTAAAACCTTACCAACCATACGCGAATGCTTTGCTATAATCCATTCCTGTTCTTTTGTTACATCTAATTCTTCCATATCTACCTCTTTTATATGCTTATGTAGTAACCATCACTACCTTCGTTTGCGGACACAACAACATCATCAAAATCACCACTTAAGACATCTTCAATTGCATTTTTTATAAAGAATTTACCAGTTACATCATATCCAGTGACCGCTTCTGGTCTACCTGTTCTCCTGTTTCGTCTTAGATAATTTTCAACTCTCCCACCTTCTTCTACTAATTTCACATAAGGAGCAGTATCATCCACATTATATGAAAATGTATACGATCCCTCTCCCGGATTTGCTTCAACAATAGCAGCAGAATTTCTTAGCTGCCCCGTAACAAATGGGCAGTTCTCTTGAGACTTCTGAAACATTGCAGTAGCCATAGCTTGCATTGTATTCAAAGCAGCCTGTTGAAATAGTTGTAGTATGCGTTGTTCATCCATACTATATTATACTATTCTGAACTTAATTAGCTAAAAGTTTTAGACCAAACATCAGGTAATATGTCATTAAACTGACCCTTACGAGAGTCATATCTGTTTAAGTAGACAATTTCTTTACCAATCTCGCCATATTTAGGGTGATAATATAAAACTATTTGTCTTGGTTTGTTAATAGATTGTACTCTTTGCATAGCGTATTCATCTCCACCCTTCATGCATCCACATATATGTACGGCTCCTGTGCCGATATCAACTTCATCTACTCTATGAAAGTGTCCAAGTAGTGCTGATTCAAACTTGTCTGGTACGTTTTCCAGAGCATTGTCTTGTAGTTGATGCATTTCATCTACTAATCCTTTTCTAAATGCCATAACATTTCGCATGTTATTTACACCTCGACTGATTGCAGTGCCGCTTCCACCACCATTGATAAAGTCTCCGTGTGCTAATAAGATATCTCTGTTACATACTTTGATCGTAGTCATAAAAGACTTTGGAATATGGAACTCTATGTTTTTCTGTTCTTGACAGAACACAGCAATCCACTGATACAACATGTAATCCCAGTCCATGTACTTATCTTTCATAGGAGGTTTCCTAGTCATACGACCATGATTACCCACTACACATGCAACTCTTACTTTATCAAAATGTGGGGCTATGAGCATAAGTGCTTGTGATATAAGATTAGCTCCTCTAATCATTTGTCCCATACAGTGATCATTGTTAGTCCTTGCTAACTCCTCATGGATGTCTCCACTAATCATGTCCCCTAGCATCGGAACTATAAGCTCTCCAACGTCTGCGGAATTACGCCTAAGTTCTGCTAATGTAACAATTTGATTTGCCCATCCGTATAATCTTTTATTAAATATATCTATGTTGTACCCATTTAAGCCGAGCATTTGATCAGACTCTACGTTGTCACCAATGTGTGTGTCTGTAAGAGGGGCGATCATAGACTGTGTGCTATCGCCTTTTATTTTACCTGTGGGTTTTCGGCGTTTGTATTTCTTTACTTCTTTATATGAGGGAGTAAATTTTTTAATTGAGTCTATAAGAAGGTTTTCTTTAGCATCTTTTTTGATAGCCGCTTCTGCAACTTTCTTCCAATATCTAGATTCTGCCTTATAAGTTTCTATTTTCTTAGCCAGTTTAACGTGTGCTTCAGGTGTAAAGTCTGTCTGCATATCTTCCATGTCTTCTGACTGTTGTTCATCGAGTAATTCTACTTCTCTATCGTACCACTTCTGTAGTGTAGTTCTATGAACTGCTACACCCCATCTATCTTCTACCCATCTTGATAAAGCACTCCATGTTGCTCCTGCCATTTTTCTCTTTACTATCTCTTCCTTTGCCTCTTCTGGTATGACGAATGTTGTCATGCTATTCTCCTCTTAATCCTTCGGAACCCTCCTGTTTGGTGGATTCCTATACCCATTAGGGTCAGGTCTTGGACTTCTTTTAGTCCCATATTGTTTTTCTAATGACTTTTTATAGTTTCCTAAAAAAGGCATATTATTTAGTTTACCATCTTTTTTGTCTTTCGACCAATCAGTTTCCATTTTTTCAACTTGACGGGGGGCTTCGACAAATTCTAAGTTATATTTATCAGGATTTTTTACCATATCTTCATTAAGTTTATCCATCTCATTTATGGCTTCCTGATGCATTTTAGCACCCTCATCATCAGTATCTTCTTTACGTAGTTCTTTACGAACATCATTAATTAAATCTACAACATAAGCACTAAGTTGATCTGTTTTCTTTAATCCAAAAGCTCTATCCTCTGCGTTTCGTTCTCTAGCTTCCATAAAAGATTCCATGTCTCTTTCTTCTAAAGATGTTTTTACATTGTTGTCCGGTGTTAATCCACCAGTTCTACCTAAATCAAACTTAGGTTTATCTTTGTCTTTAATTAAGTCTAATGTTTTTTCTTGTGTTTCTTGTAACCACTTATCTAATTTATCTGGACCGCTTGCTTTCTTTTTCTTTTTTTCGTTTTCTTTTATTTTTTCTTTTTCAGATAGTTTCTTTTTTTTCTTTTTAGACTTTGTACCACTGTATGTTTCAGTAAATATTCCGGGATCAGATGATACGGCAACTATATCTCCCGCACCTGAAGTAGCCCCACCAAAATCTTTATATAGTTTTTCTACTTTAGAGTCTTCTTTTTTATCAGCTTCCATTAAATGACCTAATCTAGCTTTAAGATGTGATAAAGCTTTTGATGAGTCTTTTGCATTTATAGCATTTGTTGCTTCTTTTTCGTGATGTTTACTTGCTCTACGATGGTAAGAAGCCCCTGTCTTTTTAGGGTGGTGTATAGCTTTGACACCATTTTCATAATAATAAACTACAGATCCGTCAGGACGGGTCTCTCTGTGATCATAAGAATGATCTGCATATTCATCTGGTTCGTTAGGTGACTTAGGTGATGCTGATTTCGGTAAAGTTTTATACTTAGTGTCCTTTGGGTTAAACTTCATTTTAGCCATTAGTCATCATCCTCATCGTCATCATGGCGTTCTACGTTAACAGCTTTTGGTTTAGATGTTCCATCTCCTGTTTCAGCTGTGTATGCATCACTAAAGTATTTCTTACCCCCAGCTTCAGAGAATACTGGATTACCAAAATATGCTTTTTCTATTTTATCAACTCCAGTCCCTGATAAGTTTCCTACATATTCTTCACCATTGTTAGAAAACCATACTTGATTACCGTCAGGTGATACTTGTTTAATAATAGGGAACTGGTATCCTTGATCAGATAAACTATCAATCCAAGTAGATGTAGCTACACCTTTCCTTAAATCTGGATTTTTTATGTTCTTTGATTCTATATTAGCAAATCTAGGATAAGGCATATTAGCATTTTCTGCTCCTTTTTCTAATGAGTTCTCTACAGGTACTTCTGCAGATCCTTCTTCACTCTCTTCTTCAGGCACGGTGCCTTCTTCATCTACTGGAACATCACCCTCGCCCTCGCCTTCTTCTGGAACATCGCCTTGTGCAGCTTGTTGTTCTGCTTGTTGAGCTTGCATTTCCATCTGTGCCTCTGCTTGGGCTGCTTGCATTTCAGCTTGTTCAAGTGCTAACGCTTGTTGTTCACCCTGTAACTTAGCAGTAGGAACTGGTTGACCACTAACAATAAAGTCAAGTTGATCTACTTTAAGGTTGTTACCAGCAAGATTAACATCAAAACCCATTCCTAACATTTGAGCTGCAATTGCTGCTCTTTGTTGTGACTGAGCGATTCTAGTAGCTTCTGCTTTTTCTTCGGGATTAGGTAATACTATTTTCCAATCTGTAACACCGAAGTTATCTAATATAGCCGGGAATACTTTCTCCATTATTTGTCGTTGATCTCTTTCAACAACTCTACCCATCACAGTCAATTGTGATGTTTGTTGTGTCAAACCACCAAATGAATCAGGAGCCCCCTGCCACATTGGAGCTACACCCCATATAGCAGATACTCTTTCTCGTATCTCTGCTCTTACAGGTAAGTAATCCATCTCTTGTAATGTATGGAATAGTCTTACCATGTCAACTCTACCTCTATTTGTTCTAGAAGATACAGCAATCATAGGTATGTAGTTAGGGTCTTGCCTTGTTTTTGCAGCAAGTGCTTCACGTTCTCTCTTTAAACTTTCTGGATCATCTGTAGTTACCATAACCATAGATGCAGGCATTTTTCTTTCAAAGAAATACCTGTATAAGTTCCTGTCCATACCAATCAAGGTTAGAGCTTTTTCAAATATTGTTAAAATAGGTGACCAACCATATGTTTCAGTTGGATTAAATTTAGATAAATGCACAACTTCAGTGTCTAAAAAGTAATGTACCTCTGTTCTATATAAATATCTATACATTGCAGGTTGTAGTTTTTGTTTACAATCTTCTTCAGGACATTCTTCTGGAGATTCTTTTATCTGTTCTCTGTGTAATGGGCAGAAGAAATGAGAGTTTTTAGGTAAACCTGTTTCATCTAAGTCATATTCTATAAGAGCAGGGTTTATTCTTCTAATTTCAGTAACTCTTGATCTTAATCCCCCATCGCCTGTGTCATAATATTCTTTTGAAAAGTATAAGAATGCGTCATCAACTGTGTTTAAGTCCCAATGAAACTGCCTCAATACCTCTTCTAATCCTTGATCAAATACGTTACAGTCATCCATAAACTCTTTTAGTCTATCTAATTGGCTTTCATCTGGATCTTCAACTAAAGGTTCAAATTGAATACCTCTTCTAAACACCTCACCTGTTATGTGTAATATAGGTGCACGTAGTTCTTCAGCAGTATACGCTACAGTTTGTAAATCTTGTATTAGTTGTTTTCTATATGCAAGTTGATTTCTTACATAAGTGTTTACTATGTAATCAACACCAAATGTTGGTCCACTACCTGTATCCCCAGCGGCTTTGCTTAATTGCATCATGTCCCCAAACATATCTATCTGAGAACCAAGTTTTCCCATGGACTTTGCCATTTCAGGAACTTCTGGAAGATATTCTCCTAATTTCATATACCCTATTCCTTAGTTATTTCAACACTATCTATA